AGCGCCGCGTGGAGCGCCGCGAGGAGCGCCGCGAGGAGCGCCGCGCCCAACCCGCCAGCGCCGCTGGTGAAGTACGCCGCCATCTGGGAGCCCTTTGTCGACGCCTTCGAGGCAGGCCTCTGGATGTTCTGGGTCACCGTCGATGAAGTGATCTGCGTCGCCCATCCCGTCCTCAAGGTCCAGGGCGAGCGCCTTCACAACGAGACGGGCCCCGCGGTCGCCTGGCCTGGCAGCGACGAGCAGTACTGGTTCTGGAAGGGTGTCCAGGTCCCCCAGGGCGTCATCGTGGCGCCGCAGCTCATCGACCTGACGCAGATCGCCAACGAGAGGAATGCCGAGGTCCGCCGCGTCCTGATCGAGCGATACGGCCAGGCGAAGTACCTCTTCGACAGCGGCGCGAAGGAAGTCCACCGGGACGACTGGGGGATCCTCTACCGCCAGGAGATCCCGGGCGACGAGGCCCTGGTGATGGTTAAGGTCGTCAATTCCACGCCGGAGCCGGACGGGACCTTCAAGGACTACTTCCTGCGCGTCCCGCCCACTATGAAGACGGCCCACGAGGCGGTGGCGTGGACGTTTGCGGTCGAGAAGGAGCAGTACCAGCCAGTCCAAGAGACGTAGGCCAGGCCGGCAGAACCGAAGGAGAGAGCATGGGTTTCGAGATCCCGATCGACGTAGCCTACTGGGACCACCGGAAGACGGTCGACCTGATGACCCGGCTGAAGGACAAGCAAGGCGATATCTGGCCCCTTCGGTTGTGGAAATGGGCGGCCACGAACGCCCGGGATGGGGTCATCCGGGTCAATCCGAGGACCCTTGAGGTGGCTCTCGGGTGGCCGGGAGATCGTCTTCACCCCCCCGGCAGGCTCTTCCAGGCCCTTAAGTGCTCTGGTTTCGTAGATGTGAAACCGGATAGCAAAAATTCAAGCACTACCACTATCCACGACTGGATGGAGGGAATTGGCAGGGCCATCTTCCTCTATGAATGCAAGAAGCAGCGTCAACGCGAGAAGTACTCGCAAAAGGAAGACTTCCGGAATTCTGCGGCAGAATCCGGCATTATTCCACCTATCCGGGAGACTCTGGATATGAAACCCGGGATACGAAACCCGGGAGGGGATAGCACCCCCCCGCGTTCCGAGGCATCCCCGGCTGGCCCCCCCGATCCCGCCCTCCTCGCTTTCGCCTTCTGTCAGACCCCGGGACCGAAGGCCAAGCTCGCGGCCATCGAGGACCTCCGCCGGCAGGGGGTCAAGGACGAGACCATCCTCAACTCAGCGAAGGACCCCGCGCGCCAGGCGTGGGACTTCTTCGATCACATACGAGCCCTCCGACCCGCCCGAGCTCAGCGCGGAGCTCCGCCCGCCGTCCGTGTGAACCCACCCATCGTCACGGTCGAATGTGGAAAGTGCGAGAAGGGGTTCATCCGGGTCAAGGAAACCTTCAGCCGCGGCAACGGCTGGCCCGACGAAGAGCGGGAATCCCTATCCCCCTGTCCTGACTGCAAGCAGGTGGAGGCCAAGAAGTGACGAGATCCAAGCGGCGGACCCAGAAGCACTGGTGCCCCGACTGCCAGGGCCAGCCCTTCGTCCCGGGTCCTCCCGTGATCCGGAACGGAAAGTCCCACGAGACGGTCATGCGCTGTCCGAACATCAAACCCGCCAGGGAGGCCGACGCGCAGCTCCCCCTGGGACTGGACACGCAGCAGCGGCGGGCCGGCGAGCGGGACGAGTGAGGTATGCTAAAGCCATGACGAAGCAAGCACGGGTTGGCACGGAATGGGCCCCCACGGCGCAGCAGATGGCCTTTCTGCGAGAGGCAACTGAATGTGGAATGAATCGCAGTATTCCGGCGATCGCGAAGGCGGCCGGGGTGCCACGCCGGACGGCCTAAAACTGGTTCGAACGTGACGAGGGATTCAACAAGGCGTGGGGGGAGCTCTGGAAGAAGATCCTCGAGCGTCACTTCCCGTCGGCGGTCGCGGCGACAGCAAAAGCCGCGCAGCGTGGCGAGGTCACGGCGTCACGGCTGATGGCAGATCTCCTCGGTCTCCTGAAGAGCAAGGTCGAGCTCGGTGCCGATGAATCGCTGGCAAAGTTGATCGCCAACGCCCCGCGCGCCGAGGACAGCAAGCCGTGACGCTCGAGGAGGAGAGCATCGCCGGCCTTCGCTTGCGCGAGTGGGCTCACGATTTCCGCAAAGCCGTGCGAGAAGTTTTCCAGGTCGAGCCCGATCCAGGCCAAGACGAGATCCTCCTGAACTTCCAGGAGAGCGAGCGCAGCGCCACCATCGGATCGAAAGGAACAGGTAAGACGACGGGCGAGGCGTGGTGCGGACTGCTGTATCTGCTCACGCGACCGTACTCAGAGGGGATCTGCACGTCGATCACGCGCGAGAACCTTCGGGACGGTCTGTGGAAGGAGCTCGGCTTGTGGTACGGCCGTTCGCCGATCCTCCAGCGCATCTTCGGGATGACGAACAGCGAGATTTACGCGCGCGAGGCCCCCCGCCGGTGGTGGTTCCGTGCGCGCGGCTGGCCGAAGGACGCCAACGATGAGCAGCAGAAGGCGGCGCTCGCCGGCCTGCATGCCGACCATATCGTCTACATCGGCGATGAGGCGGGCGACTATCCCCGCGGCGTGATCGCGGCGGCCGACGCCATCCACGCGAACGCTGTTCCTGGTTCCGGAAAGGAAGCGAAGACGCTGCTCGGAGGAAACCCCACAAATCCCGTCGGACCTCTGGGCGACATCGACAAGGATCGGAAGACCTGGTGCGTCACCCACATGACGGGAGATCCAGACGATCCGAAGCGGTCGCCACGTGTCAGCATCGTGTGGGCGCGCGGACTGATCGCGAAGTACGGCCGGCACCATCCATACGTCAAGGTTAACGTCTTGGGCGAATTCCCAGAGTCCGCGATCAACACGCTCATCTCGTCGGACGACGTGCGCCGCGCGATGGAGCGGACGATCCCGCTTGAATCGTATGCGTGGGCTCAGAAGCGCCTCGGGGTCGACGTCTCGCGGTACGGGGACGATCCGACGATCATCTACCCCCGACAGGGTCTCGTGGCCTTCAAGCCGATCGAGATGCGGCACGCCCGAGAGTCGGCCGTGTCCGTCAACATCGCCGACCAGGTGATGATGAAAAAGGCCGAGTGGAAGAGCGAGCTTGAATTCATGGACGCCACCGGCGGCTGGGCGGCCGGCGCCCGGGACATCATGCGGGCGACGGGATCGGAGTCGGTGATCTCCGTGCAGTTCCACGATACGAACTGCGACCCACAGTTCTTCAACAAACGCGCGATGATCTGGTGGCGGATGGCGGAGTGGTTAAAGGGCGAAGCGTGCCTGAAGGATGCGCCGCCTGAGATCATCGACGAGTTGGCAGCGCCGACCTACACGTTCGTGAAGGGAAAGATACTCTTGGAGGACAAGGACCTGGTCAAGGACCGGATCGGTCGGAGTCCGAACTACGCCGATGCCTTGGCGACCACCTTCGCGATGGTCGATATGCCGGGGGCCGAAGATCCTACCGCGCCGCTGACGGTGCAGCTCCAGCGCGCGATGCGTGCCGGTGGCCACGGCCAGGGTCCGATCCAGTCGGAGACCAAGTACAACCCGCACGCCCGCCGGTAGCCAACATGCCGAATTCGTAATTCAAAACCGATTGCGCTTGACATTGTGCGGGAGAACACCACAGAATCAGAGTGACGACTGAACAAGTGCCCCGGAGAGGGGGCGTGAATTGAGGGGTTAACCCTCCAGGAGGTGTACATGAGCATCCTGTGACACCCTCCCCCGCACCTTCCGATCCCGCCATTCTCTCCACGGGCGTAATGCCCGCCTCTCTCGATTCCTTCCCCCGCGTCACCTTCCAGCGTGAGCGCATCGCCGACGCCTGGGACGAGGCGCTGCCGCTGATGCTCGCCAATCACGACGAGACAGGGGCACTGCCCGGCTGCGACTTCGCTCCCGACCGCGAGAAGTTCGAGAAGATCGACGAGCTCGGAATGATTCGCGCGTTCACCGCCAGAATCAACGGCGTGCTCGTCGGCTACGCGGTGTTCATCGTGAGTCCCCATCTTCACTACCGCGACCTGGTGTGGGGCGTACAAGACGTCGTTTTTGTCTTGCCCGCGCACCGTGGCCGCGCCGCAATACGGTTTCTCCGGTGGCAGGACGAGGAACTCGCCGGCGAGGGAGTCGATCTCGTGTACCGCCACGTCGAGATCAAGCACGACTACTCGCGGACGCTGCTGCGGATGGATTACCACGCTGAGGAGCAGCGGTTCGTGCGGGATCTCCGGCCGACGAGGAGGGCATCGTAATGGGTACCGAGGCTATCTGGATCCCGCTGGCGGTCTCCGCCATTACCAGTGGCGGATACCTCTACCAGGGAAAGCGTCAGAGGGACACGATGCACCGGGCCGAGGAGAAGCAGGACGAAGAGACGGCCCGCATGAAGAGCGAGCTGGAGACCAAGCGCCAGCAGGACGAAGCCGGCAAGACCGCGCAGCTCGCCCGCCGGCGTCAGCGGTTGCTCTCGGGTCAGACCGCGATCACGCCGTACGGAGCCATCGGCCTGTCCGGTTACACCGGCGCCGGCGGCCGGCAGCTCATCGGGACGACGGGCAACGCAGCCGCATAACCCTATGGCCTACGAGCACGAAGACGAGATCGCATCCAGGAAGCACGTCGACCTGACGGTCGCCGAGCTGAAGCTCAAGCGAGTGACGCACGAGCCGTTCTGGCGCGACGTCGACGAGCACATCTGCCCCGGCGCGTACCGTGGCCAGCTCACCGACGCGGATCGAGGCGAGCGAAAGGACGACAGCCTTCTCGACTCGACGCCGACGCAGGCCTGGAACGACCACAAGGCCGGATTCATCTCGTACGCGACCTCCCCCGGGTGGCCATGGATCAAGTTCAAGACCGAGGATCCGGACCTCGCCGAGTACGGGCCCGTCGCGCAGTTCAACGACGACGTCGCCGCCACCATGCTGGCGATTTTCGAAGAAGAGTCGAACCTCTACGAGGCGCTGGAATCGTTCTACGGCTACCGCGGCGCGTTCGGGAACGGCCTGATCTTCGTCGAGGAGAACCCAAAGACGGTCCTCCACGCCCGCAGCCTTCCGGTCGGCTCGTGGTGGGTGGGGGTCGACTACTGGGGCGAGGTCACGGTCTTCTACCGCGAGTTCCGGACGACCGCCGGATCGGCCGTCAAGACCTTCGGGAAGCGCACGCGGTCCGGCGGATACGACATGTCGAACTTCTCGACGCGGATCCGGACGGCGTACGAGAAGGGCCGCTACCAGGAAACGGTGGACGTCGGCCACATCGTCATGCCGAACGAGGGCTGGAATCCGAAGTACGTCGACGCGCGCGAGAAGGAGTTCAAGAGCTGCTACTTCGAGCTGGCTGGCCCGCAGGGCGATACCAGCGAGCGCGAGCGAATGTATCTCTCCGAAGGCGGCTACGACGACTTCCCCGCCCTCTTCTGCCCCTGGGACGTCATCGGCGAGGACGCCTACGGCTACGCCTGCCCCGGCCGCACGGCCCTCGGGGACTGCAAGGAGCTCCAGTACAACGAGGGGGAGATCACGAAGGCCGTGGCCAAGGCGAACGATCCCCCGACCTACGGCTCCGCCTTCTGGGGCCAAGCCTCAAAGAAAATCGGCTATCTGCCGGGGCAGTACACTCCAGTGCCCGCGGAGGTCATGCAGGGGGGCGGGATCAAGCAGCTCCACGAGTTCACCCCCCAGGTCCTCCAGATGGACGTGCGCCAGGACGCCAAGCGCCGGCGGATCGAGCGGTCCTTCCACGTCGACACGTTCCGGATGCTCGACTACCTCGAGGAGCGCCAGCGCACCGCCACCGAGATCGCCGCGCGCCAGGACGAGCGGATGCGGCGCCTGATCGGGCCGACGAATCGGCTGCATCGCCGGATGCTCGGGCCGATCACCGAGCGGGCCTTCAAGTACATGCACAGCCAGGGAAGGCTCCCGCCGATTCCGGACGAGCTGATCGGCCAGCGGGTCAAGGTCGAATACGTCTCCGTGATGGCCCAGTCGATGAGGTCGCTGGGGATCGCCGCCATCGAGCGCGTCCTGGGCGTCTTCAACAGCATCGCGGAGTTCGTCCCCTCCGCCGGCGACAAGATCAACTTCGACCAGTGCCTCGACGAAACGGCCAAGGGTGCCGGCGCCCCGGCTCGCATCATGAACGACGACGAGACGGCTGAAGCGAAACGCCAGGAACGCGCC